TTCTTCGATGAAGTTCTTACACCAGGATTTGCATATAACTTTATACCATTGTTTGGTAAGTATGCTTATCCAAAACCATTTCTTAGTGATAAGAAAGTTAGAACTTACATTACACATGGAGCACCAATGTTACCTGTTATTACTTTATATCTTAATTCAGTTAAGTTAAGATTGGTAATGGGAGTGTACACATTTGTATTTGGATGGAACATATCTCGTTGGTTAAAAACAAAACAATTCTGGTCTGTACCATTTGTTGATAAAAAGAAAAGAGCAAAATACTTACGAGTAGTAAAAGAAGATATTAGAAAAGATTTAGGACTTTGAAATTAAGAGAAAATCAAATAGAACCAGTAGCAATTGGAGTTGAGTTTTTACGAACTCCAAAAATGAAACCATCAATTATCGTAGCACCAACTGCTTTCGGTAAATCGATTGTTATTGCTGCAATTGCCAAAGAACTTGGTGAGAAGATTTTGGTTCTACAACCATCAAAAGAGTTATTAGAACAAAACTATGATAAGTTTGTTACTCTTGGTGGAACTGCATCAATCTATTCAGCATCAGCTGGTAGTAAAGAAATGGGTCGTGTAACCTACGCAACAATTGGTTCGATAATCAATATTGCACACGAGTTCAAAAGTATGGGGGTGAGTAAGATTATCATAGATGAGTGTGATAGATATCCGAGAAACAAATCAGGACAGTTAAGGAGATTTGTGGATGGTATGAAAGCAACTCATGTCCTTGGTCTTACTGCAACCCCCTTGAAATTACAAACGAATATGGGAGATACTGGTCCGTATTCAAAATTAGTAATGTTAACGAATCGTTCTAAACATGGTGTATTTTTTAAGTACATACTTCATGTTTCTCAGATTCAAGATATTGTTAAGTTAAACTATTGGAGTAAGTTAGAATATCAATCATATGATTTCGATACTGGTGCCTTAGTTTATAATTCGAGTGGTGCAGAATATACACAAGATTCTATTGCTCGTTCTTATGAGAATCAAAACATTGGTGATAAGATTGTAAAGAAGATTGCAGAAGTACAAGATAGAAAATCTATATTAGTTGCAGTACCAACAATAGAACAAGCTACTAATCTTGCAAAAAGAATACCACAAGCGGCAGTAGTTCATGGTGGTACACCAACACAAGAAAGAAAAAGAATCATAGAAGAATTCAGAAATCAACAATTAAGAGTAATTGTACAAGTAAATGTACTAACAGTTGGATTTGATTATCCTGAATTGGATTGTTTAATTACAGGAAGGTCTACCGCATCTATATCTTGGTGGTATCAGTTTGTTGGTAGAGGAACTCGTATTCACGATGATAAGAAAGATTGTTTGGTTGTAGATTTTGTAGGTTCAGTAGAAAAGTTTGGTAAAGTAGAAGAACTATATTATAAAGATACTGGTGGTGAAGAATGGGAATTGTTTGGAGAAGGTAAAAAACAAATTACAGGTATTCCAATACATGAGATAGGAATCCACTTAGAGGGTGGTATCAATCTTTCAGAAAAGAAAAACGAAGATGGTGATATAGAAAAAGTTTATATGACCTTTGGAAAGTATAAAGGTAAACCTGTTGCATCTATTCCTCCATATTATAGAAAATGGATGGTTGATAATATTACATGGGGACCTTGGAACATAAAGATAAAAAACGAAATAGAACGATTGGCTAATATAAAATAATGAATAGTTTAGATTTAAGATACCAAGGGATATTACAAGATATCTTATTAGAAGGAAAAGAAAAAGGAGATAGAACTGGTACAGGTACTATATCTGTATTCGGTAAACAAATTAGACATGATATGAGTGAGGGGTTTCCTCTACTAACCACAAAGAAGATGGCAGTTAAAACTATGATGACTGAATTGAAGTGGTTTCTAAAAGGAGATACTAATATCAAATACTTAGTTGATAACAATTGTCATATTTGGGATGGAGATGCGTATAAAGCATATTGTAAAGCACATCCATCAGAATATCATGATGATATGTTTACTCAAAAAGAATTTATACAACATATTAAAGAAGATGAATCATTTGCATCTAGTTGGGGTAAACTCGGACCAATATATGGTAAACAATGGAGAAATTGGTTTGGATATGATGACAAGGTTAATCCATATTGTGTAGACCAAATCAAAGAACTAATACAAAACATAAAAGAGAATCCTGATAGTAGAAGATTGATGGTATCAGCTTGGAATGTGGGGGAATTAGATAAGGTAGTTCTACCTCCTTGTCATTATGGATTCCAATGTTATGTAAACGATGGTAAGTTATCTCTAATGTGGAATCAACGTTCAGTTGATACTTTCTTAGGGTTACCATTTAATATTGCATCTTATGGTACTCTATTACTCTTATTATGTGAAGAAACAAATTTAAAACCAGGTGAACTGATTGGGAACTTGGGTGATACTCATTTATATAAAAATCATATTGAACAAGCAGAAGAACAAAGATTAAGAAGTTCTTTTACATTACCAACAATAAAATTATCTAACGTAGATATTTTAAATGGTGAATGGGATTATGAAATAGAAGGATATAATTATCACCCAACAATTAAAGCACCATTAAGTAATTAGTATGATAAAAGAAGAAATAGTACAAAAGATTTTAGAATTAAAAATGAAACATCCCTTATCAGATAAGGATAAATTAAAATTACAAAAACTACAACAAAAACTAAATAAATGATTAGAACTGCAGAATGTGTTTCACCGAAACATCCAGATAAAATGTGTGATAGAATATCAGACACATTATTAGATTTATATTTACAAGGAGACCCTAACTCAAGATGTGCCATTGAAACCGCTGGTGGAAATGGAAAGGTATTTATAACTGGTGAAGTAACTTCAAAAACTGAAGTAACTGAAACCGATATTAGAACAGTTGTTAATAACATATCAGGAGTAAAAGATGTAATCATACATCTTAACTCACAATCATCAGAGATTGCTAATGGAGTTGATACTGGTGGAGCAGGTGACCAAGGAATTATGATTGGTTATGCTTGTAGAGATAATAAACAATTTTTACCACAAGAATATTTCTTATCAAGAGAACTAAACAAGTATGTATTTAGTAAATATCCTTTTGATGGTAAAACTCAGATTACTATGAATGGTAACTCACTTAGAGTTGTATGTTCATTTCAAAACGCACCATCGGATAAATTACAACAATTAGTAATGGAATATTTTGAAGATTATCCTGATTACTTTATTGAAGCATTACATTGTAATCCTGCAGGTGATTGGAACATTGGTGGGTTTACTGCTGATGCTGGATTAACTGGTAGAAAACTTGCAGTAGATAATTATGGACCGAGAGTTCCACTTGGAGGTGGGGCATTTAGTGGTAAGGATTGTACTAAGGTTGATAGAAGTGCAGCATATATGGCAAGAAGGGTTGCAGTAGATATCCTAGAACAAAGACCAGAGGCACAAGAAGTTACTGTACAATTAGCATATGCAATTGGATATGATAAACCTCTTCAAGCAACTGCAATCGTTGATGGAGAACACGAATTTATTAAGGGATATGATTTATCACCTAAAGGAATAATTGATTTCTTAGAACTCAGAAAACCAATATTTGGTGATTCAGCCGCGTTTGGACATATGGGTGCAGGATTTAATTGGAAATAAATTAGGAATTGTAAAAAATAATTCGTATATTTGTATAACAAATAGTTTAAGATGAGTAAAAAATATAAAGTAATATTAATTAGTGGTGGATTTGATCCTGTACATAAAGGTCATATCGAATGTATCCAAAACGCTAAGAAGTTAGCAGATGAAGTTTGGATAGGACTTAATAACGATAGTTGGTTAAGAAGAAAAAAAGGTAAATCTTTTATGAAAGAAGGAGAACGAAAGTTTATAATGGAATCATTAAGAGATGTGGATTATGTTTATGTAATGAATCCACTTATACATGGAGATGATACAGCAATTGATTTCATTGACCACTCAAAAAGAAAGTATATAAATGAAAATGATGATTTACCAAAGGGTGTAATGGCATTTGGTAATGGAGGTGATAGAACAGAGACCACAACACCAGAAAACGATGTTTGTAATAGTTATGGTATAGATAGTGTATGGGGATTAGGTAAAAAGATTCAATCTTCATCGTGGTTATTAGAAAAATATTTAAACATAGCGGAGTAAAATTATGAACATAGAACAGTTAGTAAAAGATTATCCTAATGATATGGAGTTAGGAAAAAAAGTAAGAGATTTGTATTTAAAAAATCAAAAGTATTTTGAAAAATATAAAGATATAAAAATTTACGAATCACCAGATAAAGGTGCAACAATTTACCAAAGACCTTTTGGTGGCGATTACACAACTAAAAAATTAGTAACAAAACAATTAAATTTATTCGATGACATTAATTAAAGATTCAAGTAAACTAAAAACACCAATCTTACCAAAACCATTATCTCAACAAGAGGTTGATAATATTTCTGATAAATTAAAAAAAGAATTAGAAAAACATGGTGGGTTAGGATTATCTGCAAATCAAATAGGATTAACAGATAGAGTGTGTTTAATAAATGTAAAAGAACCATTGATATTAGTTAACCCTAGGGTTATAGAAGCTTCTAAAGAAACTGTTGTATATATTGAACAATGTTTATCTTTAGAAAAAACAATGCGTAAACCAATTAAAACAGTAAGACATAAATCATTTACAGTTGAATGTGACAACTTAGGAGCAGTTATATTTTCATCTGACAAAGAAGAAGGGGAAACATGGGAAACTTCAGAAGAGTTTTATTCTGATGAAGGATTACTAGAGTGTGTTTGTGCTCAACATGAGATAGACCACCTTAATGGAATCCTTATAACAGATTCTTCAAGAAAATATACACAAACAATTGTACGAGAAAAAAAGTATGGTAGAAACGAAAGGGTAATGGTTAAATTATCGAATGGAGATACCGAATTTATGAAATACAAGAAGGCTGAACCATTGTTGAAGAGTGGAGCAGAAATCTTATAATTAAACGAAAAAATGGGTAAACTTATATTTACATATACAGACAAAGACTTCGTAGAACTAAATAGAGAGGCATCAAAAATAGAGTTTGATGTTCCTGATGATATGGATATCAACGAATATAAAGTTGTATGTGTAAGAATGGCATCAGCAATGGGCTATGGAAACAAGAGTATTAAGAAATCATTCGGTGATTTGGTTTATGGTAATGAAGATAAAAACGAATTAAAAGAACTATTAGATGAGCTTAATATCAAAAAAAATGCAAATAAAAAAGCTTAATGATGTATTGATTAATCAAAACATTATTATTCAAACTCTGATTGAAGTTATGCTAGATAAAGATATCATAACAGAAAAAGAATTTGAATTGATGTTAGATTCTAATATTAGTCAAGCAAACGATATACTTAAAAACTTTGATAAAAAAGAAAAAAAAGAATCAGATTACGATTCTGATGATGATATCGTAAGTGGTATGTATTACGGTCCAATGGGAGACTGTTAAAAAAAGTCCAAAAAGACTTGGATATATCAATAATTTTTCGTATATTTACATAGTAAATTAAAGGGGAAACCTTATGAAAAAGAAAATATTAACAGTAGCAATCTCAATGTTAGCTACACTTACTTTAGTTGGATTTACAACAAGGATGTTATCACCTAAAGCAATTCCTCTCGATAAATTAGAGAGTAAACCAGTTGAATTGGTTGAAATAAAACTAGAACCAGTTTCAATTGAAATAAACGAAACAGAAATGTTTTTAAACTCAATAGGAATGAGAGAATCCTCAAACAGATACGATGTAGTTAATGGTTGGGGATATATGGGAAAATACCAATTCGGTAAAAGAACATTAAAGAATCTTGGTTACGATGTATCAAAAAAAGAATTCTTAAACTCACCACACATACAAGAAATGGCAATGTTAGATTTACTTTCACACAATAAAAAGATTTTACAATCTTATATTGATGACTATTCAGGTATTGTAGTTGATGGAACAGAAATCACAGAAAGTGGTATATTAGCAGCGGCACACCTTGCTGGACCTGGTAATGTAAAAAGATACTTCAAGAAAGGAAAACAATTCAAAGATGGTAATGGTACAAAATTAACTTCGTATCTAACCGGATTTAGTGGTTATAAATTAAATATACAATAACATGATAGAATTATTAACTACCTACAATATTATTGTGGGTATTTCAGTAGTAATAAATATTATACTACTAATAGGAGTTCGAAACCTATTAAAACAAAACGAACAACTTGAAGATAAGTTGGTAAATACTGTTAATCAAACAAGGAATTCAGTCGAAGATGCACTTACCAGAATGAGAGAGCTTGATAATAAAGAAGCCTTTGAAAAAGATGATGAGGTAGGAGTAACTTTTGATGCCCTTCGAAAAGTAGTAGAAGGTTTAAACGAAGAAATATAAAATATGCCCAAAAAGAGAAGAAAAAAATCCAAGATATATTTTGGAAGTCCTGCACAAGAAGCAATTGTAGAATACAACAATAGTAAAGACCCTGCAGAAAGGTCTAAAATATATGAAACAAGAATTAAGTTTCCTTTTGAAAAATTAGCAGAGAATGTAATTAATACATTTAAGTTTACTTACTTTGATGTTCCTAAAAAAGATATACAAACGGAAGTAGTTTCTACTATGGTGGAAAAAATTCATATGTTTAAGGAAGGCAAAGGTAGAGCATTCTCTTACTTTACTATTATAGCAAAGAACCATTTGATTTTAAAAAACAATGGTAACTATAAAAGGTGGAAACAAAACTCTTTATTATCTACAATGCCACCAACTTGGAATCCGGAAAATGATTTCTATGAAAATGAAGAGAATAGTGAGTTTAAAGAATTTAAGCACATTATGTTAACTTATTGGGATAATAATTTAAATTCAATTTTTACTAAAAAAAGAGATTTACAAATAGCAGATGCAGTACTTGAATTATTTCGTAGAAGTGAGCATATAGAAAACTTTAACAAAAAGCATTTGTATCTACTTATAAGAGAAATGACTGATTGTAAAACTCACTACATTACTAAAGTTGTAAATGTAATGAAAAAGCATCAGAAAAAAATGTTAAATGAGTATTTAGAGTATGGCGAGTTCAGAGAACCAAATAAAAAAGTATTTTGGCAACAACCTACTCAAGAGGATGTAGAAGAAAATCCTTTTATAGATAATGATTACTTATAAGAATAAATGGAAGGTTATATTTTAGGAATATCATGTGGATACCACGATAGTGCTGCAGCACTTATTAAAGATGGAAAGGTTTTAGGAGCCTGTGAAGAAGAAAGATTCACAGGTATAAAACACGACTCATCATTTCCTATCAATACTATAAAGTGGTTATATAAAGAATTTAAAATATCAGGATTAGATATTGAAAAAGTTTCTTTTTATGATAATCCAAAATACAAATTAGATAGAATTGAACAATCCTTAAAACGAGGACCCGTAACAGAGTTCTTTAATAGAAAAAGAATTTTAAAAAGAAATAAATTAAAATTCGAAAAGTTTGAAAAGCAAATAAGTGGTATTACTAATCCCAATATAGAAATATATTATTGTGACCATCACTTATCTCACGCAGCATATTCTTTTTATACTTCACCATATGATAAAGCATCAATACTTTCAGTAGATGGTGTTGGTGAATGGGAAACCACTACTTTATATTATGGAGAAGGAAATCAATTAGCAAAAATACAACAAATTAAATTTCCACATTCATTGGGAATGTTATACTCAACATTTACTGCTTTCTTAGGATTCAAACCAAATGAAGGTGAGTACAAAGTTATGGGGTTGGCTCCATATGGTGACCCAAAAAAGTTTCTCAATAAGTTTAGGAAATTATACACTCTAACAGATAATGGTGGTTTTGAATTAAACATGGAGTATTTTACATTTGATTGGTCAGATACTCATATGTTTAACGAGAAGTTAGGAAAACTCTTGGGTATTCCAAATAGGTTACCTGAAGATAATTTAAATCAACCACATAAAGATTTAGCAGCAACACTCCAACACGAATATGAATTTCTATTCTTCAGATTGGTAGATAGATTATTCGCAGTTCGTTCATCTAACAACTTATGTTTAAGTGGTGGATGTGCTTACAATGGAACTGCTAATGGAAAGATATTAGAAAAAACAAACTTTAAAAATGTTTGGATTCCACCCGCTCCATCTGATGCTGGTTCTGCTATTGGTGCAGCACTTCATGTATATTATAATACTGGTGGTAAAAACAAACCTGATAATAAATCTCCATATTTAGGACCTCATTACACAAATGGAGATGTGGAAAGTGTATTAAAAGAAATGGATGAAGATGTTTGGTATGCTAAACTACCTCATTCAAAACTTATTCCATTAATAGCTCAACACATATCAAATGGAAATGTAGTTGGCTGGTTTGAAGGAAAAATGGAGTTTGGTTCGAGAGCATTGGGTAATCGCTCTATTTTAGCAAACCCATGTGACCCTCAAATGAAATCAAGATTAAATAGAGTTATAAAAAAACGAGAAGGATTCAGACCCTTTGCTCCAATTGTAAAAGTAGAAGAACAATCAAAATACTTTGATTATAGTAAAGAAGTTCCTTACATGAATCAAGTGGTGAAGGTAAAAGAAGAATATAGAGATAAACTTCCTGCTATTACTCATGTAGATGGTTCTGCTAGAATACAATCACTTACACGCAGACAACATAATAGAATGTATGATTTATTAACTGAATTAAGTAAATGTAATGAATACCCAATTGTTATAAATACTTCATTTAATCTAAAAGACCAAACAATGGTATTGGACCCTAAATCTGCAATAGAAACATTTCTTAACTGTGAGATGGATATTTTAGTAATTCATAACTATATTATCAAGAAAAAGATACTCTAATTTAACACTTACATAACATTTTCTTAACATTGGAATACTTATAATAAAGAGGAAGATGATTATGAAAACACAAAAACTATTCTATTTGAGGATGGTACAATTAGTGTGTATTTTTTTCTTAGCACTATTTACCACTTCAATGTACTCCCAAACTGAGGGAGAAATTAAAAAGTACAAACAAGATGGACAAACTGGTTACTTCATTATGAATGATGGAGATTGGTTAAGACATGGTTTGTGGAAAAATGACTTTGCAATAGCAGAGTATGAAAACAATCAATTGATTTGGATTCAACCAAAGGGTGATAGAAAATATTACCATGAAGAGATAAGAGCTAGAAGAATTGTAGCTCAATTGAATTCCAATCAAAAGAAAAACTTAGTAATAAACTAAACAAAAACCCACCACTCGGTGGGTTTTTTTATATATATTTTCTTAATCAACACTTCTAATTGAGGATTCCATATATATTGGATACTTTTATTATCACATTCTTATAGTTATTCTTCGGACAGTCCTACGTTTTGTAATATGGAAAAGTTATTTTCTTAATTAAAGCAAAGGAGAACTATATGGAATTTCTAAATAAGATTGGCGATTGGGCCAAATCATTAACAGAAATCGGTATAAGTATCATAGCTCTTGGAGTAGTACTTGAAGTATTATTCAAAGGAATGCAGATACCTTTTTGGCCAGAAAACTCAGTAGTGGAAAACATTATGGGTATTTTGGGCGGATTGAGTAGTGAAGGTTTACTTGGATTAGTAGGTGCCTTTATTCTATACCACATCCTTAAAAAGAAATAAGGATTAATTGAAATCAATTGATTAAAGACCTCACCCTAAAAAGTGAGGTTTTTTCATTTACTATATTTATATACAACTAATATGGTAAAATAATGAGTACAGATTTCGAATTATTTCCCGGCAAAGACCTAAGTGGATTGTTTAAAGATATCTATGATAATCAAGTAAACAAGAAACAAAGAATCTCTGAACTAATCGCTGAAATGAAAAAGGTAATTAGGCATGCTGGAGACATGGCAGTAATTGGGCCAATCATAAAAGATTTAGTAGATACATCAGTTAAGAACGATGATTCACTAATCAAGATGGCTGCAATTGCACAAAGAATTATTGGAGCACAAAATAAATCCGAAGGAGATAGTGGATTTTTATCTGATGATGAAAAAGAACAATTACTAAAACAATTGGATGAAACTATACACGAAGTTGCAGATGAGCAAGAGTTAAAGGTTGATGAACTTACTAATGAAATAGAAGAACTTAAGCAGAAGGTAGGTAAGTAATGGCCGTTAGAAAATCAATATCACATCAATACCAATCAGCATCTAATAATTTTAATATTGGTGGAAAATCAATAAATGTTGGTATTGTGGAGCACGTCATCTTAAATGAAGATGATGAAAATATACCTACAATAAGTAGTAGTGAAGAAAGTTCTAAATTATCCGATGCTTATATAGGGCATTCTAAAATAAGAAAACTTAATGATTTAACTCCAAATAAAAAGAATTTAAATTTTTATGCACCAATGTTACTCGATGAGGGGATACCCTTAGTAGGTGAAACAGTTCAACTTATATCTGTTGGTGGTACTGAATATTATAAAAGAATACCAAGCACTAATATTAATATTGGTAATGCAAAAATAAATGTAGAAGAAAAATTATCTGAGAATAGTGAAGAGTCACAACCAAATAGTGATTCTTATTCTGAGGTATCTCAAACATCAACGGCACAATCAGATACTGCTGAAAGAGATTCTAAACTTGGTGAGTATTTTAAACCAGAGGTAGTACATAAACTACGTTTATATGAAGGTGATAAAATAATACAATCAAGGTTTGGACAATCAATTAGGTTTTCTGCTTATAATAATGAAGAACAATCATTTTCACCAACACTTCTTATCCGTAATAGACAAAATGATGAAGGAAGAAATAATTTAAAACTAAACGAACTAACAGAAGAAGATTTAAATAAAGATGGTTCTATTATTGCACTTACATCGCAAGATTATAAGATACCATTTCAACCAGGTTTAATTGATGATGGGGGTTCATCTAATTTTGAAACCACTCCTATTAACTTTGAGATACCAGAGGAATATGTAGGACAAGACCAGATACTAATCAACTCAGAAAGAATTATCCTTTCATCCAAAGCAGCTGAAATGATATTTTTCTCAAAAGGAAATTATGGATTCATATCTGATGGTAAATTCACAATTGATAATGGAAATGCTGGAGCAGATTTAGATTTTGGTGATACCGTAAATATTACTACTGACAGAAATGATGCTGATTTTACTATTAAAACCGGCAATGGTCAAATAAAATTAAATACTGATGATAGTGGAAATGGTGGTACTGGTCAAAAAGAACCATTTGCAAGAGGACAAACTTTGGTAGATATATTAGATGCAATGATTACTGCAATTTCAAATCAAATTTATGCAACTCCAGCTGGACCTACCGCTAAGGGCCCTTTAAACTTACCTGAGTTTGAACAGATTAGAGCACGATTAGACCAAATAAAATCAATAAAAAACTTTACGGAGTAAAATTATGTCTTTCAAATTGTTCAAAGTAAATATGCTACTATATATGAACAATCCGCTCGGAGTTGTTGCATTTCCACAATATGCCGCAAAGTTAGCAATGGAATATGATATGTGTGTACGAAGGGGAGGTCAGTTAATACATAAAAATCCAGTAGGTATTTCAAACATTCCTTTATTTATTACTTTAATGAATGTAGCTCATACAACGGCACTTACTAAGGGAACTCCTTCTAAACATGCTTTTTTAAAAGATGTTGGTAATGCAGTAAAAGGATATTGGACTGGTGCAAATTTATTACCATTCCCTACCCCACTAATACCAGCACCTGGTTCAGTACAAAATATAATAGCAAATTCAGCTATGGTAACATCACCCGGTACATGGCCGAATGTACCATTTGAAATTCCAACGGATTCTTGTTTAATATTTTTAGATATGATGACTCTGTTTATGCAAATACATTTATTTAGTTTAAAGGGAATGTATATGACAACATCCTTATATCCTTCAGCACCAGCACCAATTCCTGGTCCTGGTGTTTTAAATTGGGTTGGATATTCAATACCAAATACACCATTTCCTGCACTTAAACTTGGAGGTGATTCGAATTTTGGAGAAGATGGTAATTTCGGTTCCTTAGATGGTAGCACTTTTGGAGGAAACAATGTACCATTTAATCCAGGACAACAAGGGGGTGGTTCTGAGCAAATAGATAATGAACTTAGGGCAAGATTATCAGGTGGAGGTAACTTAGAATCAAATCTGGATGATATACTTAGAGCAGAAACTCAAAAAGATGTATTGGGAAGAAGAAGGTTTTTTACTGAAGCTGACTTAGCAGTAGGTAAATTATTAGATGATGCAAAAACGGATAGAAACGCTTTAGAATTACAAAAATCATTATCACAACTCAGACAAGACCTTGCTGAAGAAAGAAGAAAGTGTTGTGATGATTGTGATTAGAACCATAAAACTAACAAAGATATATTTATATTAAGATAAAAGAAAATTTTAGAAATAATGAAACAAAAACAATTAATTAAAGTAGTAAAGGCATTAGTGGAAGTTGAAGTTGCTAAGAAACATGAAAACTTTCTTAAAAACCAATTTCCAGCAATACTTGCTGAAGCGGTTAGTGGTACAATAAAAACTTCTAATAAACCTACAAAAAATGTAGTTAGTGAAGATGTAGACCCATTCAAAATGGCTGAACAAGTATTACAAAATGAAAGAACCGAGCAACCTAAAAGGGTTTTATCTAAAAATGAAGCATTGAACGAAGCATTGAGAAATACCAAACCATTTACTAAGGAACAAAAATCAGGTGGAGTTTCTCCAAAATCTGTATTAGATAATTTTCAACAACCAATAAATGAAAGTATGGATAAAACAATTCAGTTTACTCAACAAGGAGCTGGGGCTGGTTTAGATGGAATGAAAGCTTCAATGGCAGCACAAATGGGATATGGAGATATACCATCTGCTGGTGGAAGTAAAAAGAGTGGATTAGGTGTACAGACCGGATTACCTGGTTTGGATAGAATACTAAACAGAGATAATTCTGCATTAGTTAAAAAATTTAAAAAATAAGGAGTAATTAGTGTCATACGTTTTACCAAAAAGAATAGTAAAAGATACGGATAGTGAATTCGATAACTATGCATATGGTTTTGAATATCCTACCAATAGTGGCACTTTGTTCAAACCAACGTATTCATCATTTGATGCGGCTAAAACAAATTTAAGAAATCTTCTTTTAACTGCAAAGGGAGAACGAATAATGCAGCCTGAGTTTGGAACGGGATTACATTCATTCTTATTTGAACAAATGGATGATGTAGAGTTTGAAACTAATATACAGAGAGTAATAACTGAAAGTGTTAGCTTTTGGTTACCGTATATAAAAATAGATGAAATTAATATTGAATTGACCGATGAAATGAAAGATAAAAACCAAGTTGGTATGGATATTAAGTTTTCTATGGGAGATAATATAGAAACCGATAACGTAACGTTTGTAGTTCAGGGATAATAAATTATGGCTTTAAATACAACAAATAAAAAAAATAAGGGTAGAGATATAAAATATCTAAATAAAGATTTCGGTCAATTTAGAGAAAATCTTATTGAGTATGCCAAAACATATTTCCCAACATCATATTCAGATTTTAATGAAGCATCACCAGGAATGATGTTTATTGAAATGGCATCTTATTTAGGAGATGTTCTTGGTTACTATATAGATGATACTTTAAAAGAGTCAATGCTTCACTCTGCAGAAGATAGAGCTAATGTTATTAACTTATCTAACTTCCTTGGATATAAACCAAAAACTACATCTGCTGCACTTACCACTATGTCGGTTTATCAACTTGTTCCAAGTAAAAGAAAAGCAAGTGGTGATTTATATGATGGTGATAATCGATTTGAATTAGATGCAGGATATCTTCTTAGAATTAAAGAAGGTATGGAATTAGCATCAAGTACGGGTGTTTCTTTTAGAACAACAGAGCTTGTAGATTTTAATGATATCACCGATAGAGAAGTGAGTGTATATCAAAGAAACGAACTACAAGAACCTACCTTTTATTTAGTAAGAAAATATGTTTCAGCAATTTCTGCAGAACTTAAAATTATAAATAAATCTTTTAATAGCCCTAAACAGTTTGATTCAATAAATTTTTCAGATAAAAATATTATTGAAATATATGATGTAAGAGATTCTAATGGGAATAAGTGGTATGAAGTTCCTTATTTAGCACAAGAGTTAGTTTATACTGATTATGTAAACACCTCTCAATTTGATAAAGATTTAGCACAATTTAAAGAATCAGTACCTCAGGTTTTAAAAGTAACAAAAACCTCTAGAAGATTTACTACTAAGATAAATGAAGATAATACAACAAGTATTATTTTTGGAGGAGGTAATTCAGCATCTTCAGATGAAACTTTACTACCAAATTTTAAAAATGTAGGTTTGGGATTAAATAACTCAATTGATAGATTGGGTGCATCATTTGACCCTGCTAACTTCTTGAAAACTAAATCATACGGACAAGCACCAAGTAATACTACACTTACTGTAAGATATTTAGTTGGTGGTGGTGTGGAATCAAATGTTGCAAAAGGAGAGATTAAGCGTATTACAAACATTGAATTTGATGAAGATTTATCTTTATTTGATGATGATGAACTTCAAATGTATGGAACTGTAAAGAATTCAATTGCGGCTGAAAATGAAATTCCTGCTAGTGGTGGTAGAGGCCCCGAAACTTTAGAAGAAATTAGACAGAATGGATTAGCATATTTTGGTTCACAAAATAGAGCAGTAACACGAAAAGATTATCAAGTTAGGGCACTAGCCTTACCAGCAAAGTATGGGGGAATTGCAAAAGCATATGTTGCTCCAGATGGAGAGTTGGATAATAATTCACCATCTTCAATATTAAACACACCAGATGTTCTTGATGAATTTGCAGGATTGGTTCAACAATTAAGAGGTGAAAATAAAACAGAGACCGAAATAAAAACAGAAGTTCAAAGGTTCTTAGTTGGAAAAACTACAAATCAAGAAAAAAATAATCCATTTGCTATTAATTTATATGTGTTAGGATATAATTCTAATAAACATTTAACAAACTTAAACCAAGCAGTTAAAGAAAATCTAAAAACATATTTATCAGAATATAGAATGTTAACAGATGGTATAAATTTATTAAATGGGTTTATAATTAACATAGGAATTGATTTTGAAATAATGGTTTATAATTCATATAACAAAAGAGAAGTTCTACTACAATGTATTACAGAGATTGAAAAGCATTTTAATATTGATAATTCAACATTTAATCAAGCTATTAATATTTCTGAAATTGAATTACTAATTGCTGGTGTAGAGGGAGTTCAATCTGTTCCAAAATGTGAAATTGTAAATAAATGTGGAGGTTCATACTCTAAAATAAAATACAATATTGAATCAGCAACTAAAGGTAAAATGGTTTATCCATCTTTAGACCCATCAGTATTTGAATTAAAATATCCTGGTAAGGATATAAAAGGGAGGGTCGTATAATGTATCAATTCGTAACAGCATCTAAAGATGCAACTATTTACTTACAACAACCATCTCAGAATACTGGATTTGATGAAATCTTAGAAGTTTCTAAAACTTACTATGGAAGTTTAAAAGATATTGCACATTCTGTAATTAAGTTTGAAACAACTCCACTTTCACAATCTATTGCAAGTGGTGAAGTAACAATGAGTGCAGCAGATATGATTCTTAAAGAATGTGAATCTTCTGAAATTCCAATCGATTATACAATTTATGCATATGCAGTAACACAATCATGGGAAATGGGTATTGGTACTCGTTTTGATGATATTACAACTGATGGCGTATCTTGGAACTCTGTAAGAACAGGACAAGATTGGTTATCACTAGAGGAACATTCATCTGATACAACTGGTTCATTTAATGGTAAAGGTGGAACTTGGTTCACTGGTTCATTCTCAACACAATCGTTTTCATACGAATCATCTGATATAGAAATGGATGTTAAAACAACTATGGATGCTTGGATTGATGGAACTCTACCAAATGAGGGATTTATTTTAAAACACGATACATCATTAGAAAATGATACTAATGATTATGGGCAATTAAAATTCTTCTCAAAAGAAACAAATACAATATACCAACCGAAACTAAGAATAGGTTGGGATGATTCTTCATTCTCTACTGGCTCTCTAACAGAACTTACCTCTGATGATATTCATGTAACATTCAAAAGATTAAAGACTAGATACAAGCGTGGAAGTAAACCTACAATCAAAGTTTTCGGAAGAGAAAAATATCCTCTTAAAACATATACTAATGAATACTCATATACAGATTTATACTTTTTACCATCAACTACTTATTATCAGATAAAAGATGTATTAACTGATGAGATAGTTATTCCATTTGATGATGATTACACAAAAGTTTCGTGTGATTCAAATGGTAACTTCTTCAAATTAGATTTAACAAATTGGGAATATAATAGAGATTACTATATTCAGATTAAAACTAATAGAGATGGTGTTATAGAATATTTTGATGATAAGGATTTAACTTTTACAATAGAGAAATAAAATGGCATTAGAAAATAAACTTAGAGTTTCAGAATTAGCACAGAGTGGTTCACGAGCAATCATCTCTGAGGACCCTATTTCTAAAACTCATACATTTATTGATGGTTCTACTACCATAGTTTCTCAATCTGCTTCTCAACCATATGAACACATTGAAGGTGATAGAGATGGTCAATTAACTAACTTCATTGAAAAACCTAAGTATGAAGAAGAGCAACTAAAAAAAGCAGTTGATACTGTAATTGATGAGTTAATAGTCCCACCACCAAGACCAACACCAGATGTTGTTCCTAAAGCACTATACGATGATTTATTAGAAAAATACAATAAAGCAGTAAGCGATTTAGCAGAAGCTAATAATACAATTAGAGATTTACAAGCCCAGATATCTCAATTGCAAGGTGAGATTCAATCATTACGTTCTCAGTTAGATGCAGCTCAAGTAGCAAGAGCAATTGCTGAAAACCAACTTCAACAACAGGCAACTTCCTTTGGTGATTTAAGTTCTAAATTCTCACAAGCAATTATTAAGGGAACACGAGAAACTGCGGCAAGAGTTTCACTACAAGCACAGGTTGAGGGATTAACTGCACAGAAAGATACTCTAAGAGAACAGATACTTCAATTAAGACAGATTGTAGCATCATTACAAGGACAAGTGGCAGCTCAGTTAGATATATTAGATATTCAAACTCAAGCAGCTGCAGATGCTCAAGCAGCTGCAGAAAAAGCAGCTGCTGATGCTGCTGATGCAGCACAAACAGAAATAGATTTAGCAAATCAAACCAACTTAAGAGATTTATTATCTTTTGCCTTACCAAATACATGGCAAGTTGATGGTACAATTGGATACTTAGTAAATCATTCTAGACATAAAGCCGCCCATACAGCTAATACGGATGGTGGTAATAATTGGCAGTTTTTCTTTGATGATAAGAGAAAACATTGGAGAGGGCATTTAGCTGGTAGGAAAATTACATTCTATAATATATCAGAGGAATCAGTAACGTTAACTGCAACAAAACAAAATTTAAATGGAAGTGGAGACCCTTCAACATTACCTATGAGTATTACCATACCAGGAGCTACTCCAGATACAACGGGTCAACTTCAACCAGGATCAAAAGCAATTATAACAAACCGGAGAAAGGGCCTTGGGAAAGGAACTGATGATGGTAAAATCACATACACTAGTCCAAAGAATGAAAAATTAGTATTAAGAGCTCACTATTGGCAAGGGTATAGTAGCCAAAAAGTTCATGACCATTGGGGATATTCAAATTCTAGTAGTACTACAAGTAATGAAAATGAAGTAGTTCAAAATATTTAATTAAAAAATAAAGATGGCAATAAAAGGATTTAAAGAAGTAGTAGAAAAGAAGGGATACCGACTTGATGACAAAGATAGACAAATCTTTGAAAAGGAAATCAAGCGTGGATATTTCGGATTCGATGTTGGTGATATCATTGAATTTGTAATCTATGATGCTTCTGATAATCAATTACCTCAAGCAATTGTAAATGATAAAAAAGTAAGATATATTTCTTATACTGATGAAAATATAAAAGCTTACTTTGATAAAGTTCCTGAAAATAAGTTTAATAAGAAAACAAATAATGCTAAAGAGTATTATATAGATACCGAAAAACTTATTAAAGAAGCTGGATATTCTAATGGGGTATTCAAAACACAAATCACTTTACTAAATAGAAGATTAGGTTCTGAACCAAGATTGTTTGATAAAGTTTGGATACATGAGATATCCCCTTCAAGAACTGAAGTACGAGTATTGCCTGTTGTAGAAGATGGTACAGCTATTGCTAATTCAGATTTACAAGCAAGATATGATACTTTTGTAAACTGTGGAACATTTACTGCAGATATATTAATATTCTTTGATGATTTTGTAAATCAACTTGATGTTACTGAAATTGTAAAAAAGATGTTGATGAAAAAAGGAACAATATCTGAGGGTGAGGATTATATTAAACTTATAGAAACGGAATTTAAATTATTAAATTTTGAAATTTACATAACACAAGTAAAAAAATTACTTCAAGAGATTATTGATAATTATCGTATGAATAAGTATTATAATCCATTTGAATCAAACTTTGGGCAACCAACTGGTGATTCATTTGGTGTAGAGTTTGATATTGAAAACGTATATGATGAGATATGTAATATGGCATCAGATGCGGCTGAGTTTACATTACCAAGACAAAGTATAAGATTAAATACTTTAAAATCAAAAACTCAACAAACTACATTAGATGAGATTAAAAAAATCTTAAGAACAGTACGAAGTAATGATGAGTACGCATCAACAAAACCACCAGTACTCTCAGCACAAATACGAGGATGTATGGATTCAAGTGCTAAAAATTATAACCCAAATGCAACTATACCTTCATCATGTGTTTATGATATACAAACAAAAAAATATAGAGATGTAAAGGTCTGTGATGATAGAAATGCAACAAACTATGGTTCGGATGGTACTTGTGTATATCCACCAAAGTGTACAGACCCAAATGCATCAAATTATGGAAGTTATGGAGCGTGTGTATATCCTGCACCCCCACCACCTCCTCCTCCACCACCTAATCCACCGCCACCACCACCACCTGGCCCATCAACATATAGTATTAGCGCAAATCTTCATGAAGCCAATCCTTCGCCTGCTAACGGAAGATTAATACAACAAATTAAAATACAAGCATCTCCATCGAATATTAAAAAATTTGGTGCAAATGCACACCAAGCTAAGATTACTGGTTTACCAAGTTGGTGTAAACTGACCTTCGGTTCAAGAAATTTAGGTTATAGTACTGGAGCTTGTATATTAAGAGTACAGGTTGAGAGAAACGATGGTGCTGCACGTAGTGGTACTATAAGCTTTAGTTCTACTTTACCTGGTAACCCAACTACAAGTGTTAAAATAACACAAGCTGGTACTACCAAGGTTAGTCCACCACCTCCTCCTCCACCGCCTAATCCACCAGCTCCACCGAAACCAGCATTTAATACAAATGGACCACAAACTATTAAATTTACATATACAGGTGCGGTATCTGGTCAAAACTTAATTAGAGTAACTTCTACCGATAGTTGGACAGTTTCAACAACCGGTATAGCAGGAATTAATTATCATCCTTATAGTGGAACCGGAAATGGAATTATTGAAGTACAAGATTGTTTTAGAAAAGTAGGAACTTCAGATAAGGGCGGGCAAATTACAGTAAGAAGTAGTAGTGGTATAACTAGAAAGCATTATTTATTACAAGAAGGAGTTCCATCAGGTAATCTTGGTTTTGGTAATATGGGTGGAGACACAGTTTACACTGGTGGTACTGGAGGTAAATTTGAAGTATAAAAGTAAAGTAAATAAATAAACTATAAAGATATTTATATACTAATAGGAGAGAAAAGTAGAAATGGCTATACCAACTTATAAAGGTACACAACGAGGTGAAATTTCATTCGATGGACAATACGAATGGACTGGATATGGCTGGAACCCAGTAAGTAGCTTTGGTTCGGGTGGTATGAACTCAATGAGTATGGGTGGTGCGTTTTCTCAATCATTACCTACTACTCCTCAACCCGCCTTTAATAATACATTTGGAATTGCAGATGCAAATATTACTGATTTAAACACTAATGGTGGTAGAAATTTTAGTATATCCGCGG